TTTATATCTTACAACAAAAAGTAATACAAGAAGTAAATTTTATGAACTTAGAATACATCCAGAAATGATTTTCAACGAATCAATTAGATATCTTGAAAAATTAAAAAAAATTAGACCAGATTTAAAAAATGATATAGAAAATTTAATAGTTCAAATAAAAGATCCTAAAAAAATTCATAGAATGGATTTTTAAAATTGATCAATAAGTCCAAAATTTTGTTGTATCATCCAATCCTGATCACCCATTCTTGTTATTCTTGATTCATTGTCATATGTATCAAGTCCATCATCTATGAATCCAAAAGGCAACATTTGAGATTCTGCTTCTTCTAATTGTTCACGGAATAATTTTTCTCTCAAGTCTAAATCAGTTATTTCTGTGAAGTATCTTTGATTAACTAACCAACCGAATAAAAATAATGTTGTAACAAGATCATCGTGATAACCTTCATCTGCCTCATAACTTTGACCTTTTGAAATAAATGTCGTTAATTCAGTTATAGTATCTAAATCATAAATTATCAGTTTATCACTTTCAACCAAATCTTTAAGTGTTGAACACCCTTTTCTTTTGACTTCTTTTGTAGTTCTAACACCTAATTGTGCTCCTTTTCCAAATCCACCGCCAAGAGTTTGTCCTGATCTTCCTTGAACTGATGCCTGAAATAAATTTGTATATTCTAATTCGTGGTGTAATATATCAGCAACTTGTCCACCTACATCATTTATTTCAACTAAAATAAATGCATCATTATAATGTCTACAAACGTTTTGAATTACATTAGGGAATAACATTGGTGAGATATTTGGATCTCTATATTTTGCAACTTGAACATAAGGAAATTCAGAAACATCGATAATTGAAAATGCTGAATAATCTTGTCCTCTACCTCTTGCGGTATCTACAACACAAACATAAGTATGAGTTTTATCAACTTCTTTATAAATATCTAAGAAAGATTTCTTAGATATTGGATTTTTATATGTCAACATTCTCAGTTTAGATGCAGCAATTAAGGTATTTGATGAACCGATAAACTCACATTCATATTCTTGAGCAAATTGTTGCTCGCTAGTATTTTTAATTGTTTCTTCACGCCATTTTTCATCACGACCTGGTACTTGTGACCAATGAACATCGATTGTTTTATAATTACTTCTACCTTCTTCAGCATCTATCCACATTTTATAGAACATATTAAGTCCTTTTGGAGTAGATACTATAAAGACTTTTGTTGTTTGTCCAGAAGAAATTGTAGGGTATACGGAGGTGAAGAATTCTTCTGCCAATGAAGGAGGATCAATATGTGCAAACTCATCCATAAAGATGATATTAAAAGAAGAACCACGAACAGCAGAGGAAGAAGTAGACGCAGCCATAACTTTACTACCGTTTTCCAATTCAATGTTTCCTCTGTTCCAAACAACTACACCTTGCTGTAACCATTTCGGTAAATTTTCATATGCTGTTTTCCATCTATCCAATATTTCTCTTGCGGTTGAACCTTTATTTGCAAGTATAGCAATATTGACCTGATCGTTAAAAAGTGCAAAGTGAAGTAAATAAGCAACAATTGTTGTTGATTTACCCGTTTGTCTAGGCATCTTACAGATCACAAAACGATTATTATGAAATGTATTTACCATTTCTTCTTGATAATCATATAAATCAAAGTTTACAAGACCTCTATCAACATGAACAATTTTTACATATTCTCTTGCAAAATGAATTGGATCTTTAGAACAAGTCATATACTCTTTAAGAGTATGTTCGTCATACTCCACCGAAACATATGCTGCTTTGAGTAGTGGATTGCCTAAGTAGTTTTGTGTAGCCATTAATATACTTTCAAAAAAGGTCCTGCGCTTTTATATTCTTTTTTAGCACCATGATATAATATTGTCAAAAATTCTTTTAAGTTACCCTTTTTATCAATTGTATGGAGTATTTCTATCCAACGAAAACATTGTAATTTAGCGCATAATTGTGATGCCATTCTATTGTTTTCTTTTTCAAATTCTATTGCTTCATTTAAAACGTTTCTGAAACTTTCTTTACTTGTTGATCTTTTTCCAAAGTAAACTGAATTGCCCGATATTTTATATGATAACAATTTATCAAACTCATTAACATAATAATCAATATCTCTTTGATTCCAAGAATTGATTCTAGGTATTTCAGTTCCCATTCTACGTGTTAAATTATATTCTGATATAAACGGATCAATTGCTTCAGAAGAAGAAACTTTACCTAATTTTGCTTGAGCACCTTTACCCGTCATATCCATTTGTGTTGATTCTCGTCTTCCACCAGAAAATGCTCTAACTTGAACATTAACAATATCAGTATTAACTTTTATTTGAAATGATAATTCTCCTGTCACAAATTCACCTTTACTTTGAATAATATCTAAATCACATTTGATAGAATTATCTACAATTTCTATATCTTTTAATGTTGATATTCCTTTTAGATTTGTTAATTCAGTTGTAACAGTTTTACCTAACTTTTTTAATGAAATACCAACCAAATGTTTATCGTTCAGTAAAACTCTCATATAATTATTAAGATTTTTTAGTCTTACTGATGAATCTACCTCAGAATCTTTGATCTTTTTTAACTCTTTTTCAATTAATATTTTTTCATTTTTCTTTACAGCATATATGTCAGCAGGATTCCAATTATCTTTAGTTTTTACACCACATTTAGTTTTTGCGATATTTTCTAAATATGGCATAATACCATCATCTCTTGAAAACTCATATCCCTTATTGTTTAAAAATTTTTTAATCGCAATTGCCTGCATCTTGAAAGTTTCATACCAAAAATCATCATAATTGGGATATATTTTTTTTATGGATTCATCATCTGGAAATTTTCCAGTTTCATTGTATACTTCGCAAAAAAGTCGAGTACAATTTTCCTGCATTGCTGTAGTTTTTGCATCAATAGATGATCCTCCTTTACCAGATCCATTACCAAATTCAACATTTATTCCATTCAAATTTATTTTTGACATACGCATGTCTTGTTTTATTTTTTGAATTGTATGTTCTTTTTCAACTTCTCTTGGTATTTTAATTTTATTGAAAGATGTGGTAGGGTCTAATACGATAGTTACATTATAATTTTTTTTACAGAAATTAAAAATCGCAATTACAGATTCTGTTAAATTATTATTTTTCTTTTTACGAATATCATCAGAATTCGTAGGTCGAAAATTAAATGCCATTATTTTTTCTCTTTCAACATTTTTTGAAGTTCTGCAGTGCTTCCCACAAAAAGTGCATTTGTTACTTTATTTGGCACATTTCTAACTTCTTGTTTTATGTCTTTGAGTTGTTTGTGTATATTAACGAGATTTTGATTTTGTTCACCAACTGTTTTGATCAACTGGCCAAGCACCTCATACATACGAGCATTACCACTATCCTTTGCTTCTTGTATCAATTCATGAATAGCATCGTGACCACGTTCTATAATATTATAATAATTTTCACGGGCATATTTATAATCTCTTTCAATATCTTCATCTGTTGATTCTAATTCAATTCTTTGTATTGGTTCTTTTACTGTAGAAATATTATTTGATATTTCAAGTAATTCGTCTAATTTTTCTTCGAAATCCATACTTAACCTTTTTTATCATACCAATTACCAAGTTTTTCTTTGCAAATGTTTGAACTATTTTTTAAATCTTGTTTAATACTTTTATTGGATAATTTATCAATAAATTCTTGCTGTGTCAATCTAATTCGTAAATCATCAACCGTACAACTACATTGTATTGTAACTTTTTCCTCATTAAGTTTATACCATAAAATCAGGTTTTTATCATTATTGAAATCTATTTTCAAACTCGTAAAACAACTATCAAAAGCAAAGTTAATAGTTGATGATTCCCATCCTATTTTTTTTGTTGTACAAGAAGAAATGATAATTAAAACTAAAAATAATATTAAATATTTAAACATATTCTCTCGTATCAAAATCAAAATCTTTAGGTATACTGAATAATGTAATTGTTGTGTTTGTGTTAAAATTACCACTATTAACCTGGTCGTCTGATGATTGATCTCCATCCGGAACTACGGTAATATGTGAAATTATACTATTTCTAGATAATGCCTTATCGCTATTTTCAGTAACTAAAAAATCTGTTCCTGATTCTAACTCCAAGAAATTTAAATTATAATTTGTACTACCCTCAAGTAATATTTTTTCTAAAAGAGATTCGCTTGGTATTTCATCACCTAAACTTTCTTTAAATGAAACATCAATAGATTTTATTAATTTAGAACCAGATTTAATATCAGGATATATGTAACCTTTGAGTGTAAAATTTAATGTCCATATTATTGCTCTTCTAGTTGTAAATTCACCTTCATATGTATCTTCTACACTTGCTCCATTTATAATAATTGGCACATCTAATTTTAAACCCATATCTGTAATAATATTTACAGATACAGTAAACTCAGGAGTAAAAAATGGTAATATTTGCTCTAATAGTTGTGTACCATCTTCAGCATTATCTACAAAAATATACAAAGCAAAATCAAAAGTATACGGAACAGGAGTGTACATCTTTTTTGATGTATTTGTCGAAAAATCTCTTTTCACTATTGACGTTGTTGGATTAAGTTTCCTCTGTGCGTCATAATCCATTGATACCATTTCAAATCCAATTCTAGGCAATGTTATGGCAACATTGTTTGACAAATCAGGATCTGAAGTCAATCTGGTTAAAAATTTTTGTTTTGGACCATATGCAACTGGAACTTTTATTTTTGATACAACTCTATCATTTGAATCTCTTTTTGTCAAGTATAGATCATTAAATAAAGTTCCAAATACTGCTACATATTTTCTTATTGTTCTGTGATAAAATGCTTGTCCTAACATACTACTCCAAAATATTACTATGTGTATTATTTAGTTTAATAAATAGTTGTATGACTATTACAATAAAAACTCAAGGACAAAATTTAACCATGTATCAAGGCAGTAACTTTGAAAAAACGTTTACTGCTAAAGATGCTAACACTGCAAATGTTACGATTAGTGGTGGGTCATGCTCTTCTCAAATGAGAAAAAATTATACCACTACCAATACTTCTTTCATCTTAGATTTTACAACATCAATATCAGGAAGTAATGTAACGATTACTGCAAATTCAACTCAAACAGCATCAATGGCATCAGGAGTTTATGTGTATGATATTGAATATACTCAATCTGATGGTGTGACTAAGGAAAGAATTATTGAAGGTATGGTTACTATAATTCCAAATGCAACAAAATAATTAAAAATTATTGATTTCTGAGAACGGATTTGATTCTGAGAAATCAATTATATCATCCGCTTCTTTTTCTATTTCAAAATTTTGTGCCAAATCATCATTAATGAAAACTTGCTCATCCGATTGACCAAATACTTTAATGGTTGCTTTATTGGAATTTTGAATTAATTCATTATTAGTAAAATTATTTGTTGTACGCATCACTTTAATATAATTTGAATCTTTAAATGCTAACTCTCCAGTTGAACCACTTGTCAAACCAGTAAGTGTCTCTCCCAACGTGAAATTAGAATCAGGATCTGCAATTGTTATAGTTGGTGTAGATGTAAATCCATAACCACCAGTTATAGATATAGATGTGACTTGTCCAGATGTAGCATTAATAGTAGCAGTTGCGGATGTCGAGAAATCTGAATCAGATCCAGTAGGATCATCAAATGTAATGGTTGGATCAGATAAATAAAATTTACCACCATTTGTCACTGTGGTCGAAGATACGTAACCATATGATGAAATTGCTGATGTTGCAGTTGCGTTTATATTATCAAAATCATCATATGTTCCTGTCGGATCTGCAATCGTCAAAGTTGGCGCAGATGTATAATACTTTCCTCCTTCTGGTATAGTAATTCCAATCAATACACCATCACTTGTAGCAGCAGTAACAGATGCTTTAAAATCTTCTGCCGTACCGGTTGGATCCGAAATAGTAATACTTGCATAGTTAATATACTTATCCCCTGCATCAGAAATAGTGATTGATGTCACTTCACCGTCTGTTACAGTTGCTGTTGCGGTTGCTCTAACTGCCTCAAAATTTTCTGTAAAAATTAAATTAGATGCTGCCGATCCATTATATATTGAGGCATCTTCATAAAATTTAACATTGTCATAAAACTGAGAACTTGATGTATCACCAATAGTAAATTGACCATTTTCTAAAAAGATTTGATTTTGATAGTTAGAATTTCCAGAATATGAGTAATACCAATCTATAGTTCTACTTGATCCATTCGGTGTTGTCCACCAAGAAAATGTTGTGCCATCCCAACTAAATTCAAATGTATTCCAACCTGCTCCAGATGCTATAGAAATAGATTGATTCGTTATTACCTCATCCATAGTATCGTCATTTAAATTTCTAATTTCTATTGTTATTGTCTTATCTGCCACCCATTTAACATTGAAATTTTCAGATTGATACAAGTAACCAGATGTTGGAGTAGAAGTTCCATTAAAATAATAATCAAATATTACCGTACCTACATTATCAGTACCTTCTCCCGTATCCAAATCTAACTCTATTTCTGTTAAATATGCAGAATATGTTCCACTACTAACTTGTAATGTAGAATAATATAATGCTTCAGGAAACGAAACAGTTACAGTTGGATCACTCGTATAAAATTTTCCACCATTAGTTATAGTTATCGATGAGACTACATTCCCAACTACTGTCGCAGATGCTGTGGCAGTTTGTCTATCTAGAGTAGGTTCTGATACTGTGATTAAAGGATCACTTGTATAAAAACTACCAATACTGGTAATCGTTACACCAGTCACAACTCCATCAGTTAAACTAGCGATTGCCGTTGCGGTAACTGGTTCTCCTGGCGAGGAAATAGAAATTGATGGCGCAGAAGCATAATGTGTACCTTTATTCGTTAAGGTTAATCCGGTAATTGTACCATCTACTCTTGTTGCGGATGCCGTAGCAGTTATAGAGGAAGATAATTCGGGATTAGAAATAGTAACAGTTGGAACTGAATAATAATAAGATCCTCCAGAAGTTACAGTAATGTCAGTAATTAAATAATCTGTTAATGTAGCCGTTGCAGTTGCAGTATCACCGGTTTCATATTGATATTCATATACATATGTATTTTCTCTTTCAAT